GTTCTGGCGAATCCGAAGGCTGAGCGGGAGACGGCGGCGAAGCTCCGGGCGGCTATCCAGGCCTACGGCGACGGGCGGGTTAGGCACGCGCTCGAGGCAGCGGCCAAGGGCAGGAACGACTTTTACTGGCCGACAGGGCCCCTGGGGTACAGATGACTGAGACTTCATTTGCAGCCAATTCCGCGCGCTGGCTCGCCGAGCAACTGGATGGCGTCACCCACCAGGACGACATCAACCCGGCTGCAGACAAGCGAGAGGAGGAGGCGTACTTCCAGAGCCGTTGGCGAGCTAACTGGGAATGGATGCAGCGCGCAGGGTGGACGCTTCGCAGGCGCGACCTGCGCCTGCGCATCGAAAGCATCGACCATCCGGACCGGCGAGAGTTTGCTAGACGCGTAGTGCAGGAGGCTCTGCAGGAGGCTGGTTTGACCGAATGGCGGAAGGTGCACCGATGACCACGGAAGCTCTTTTCGACGCGGCCGAACGCGGGTGGAAAGCGGGCGAGGCGAAGCAGTGGCAGTTACCTTACTTCGAGATGCCCACAATTCACGGAGCATTAGTGGCCAGGTTTATTCTCCCGCTATCGCTTGCCAAGCCCGTCAATCAGCTAATGCGCGCTGGCATGGCTGGACAAGCGTGGGCGATGGGTGCGCACAAAGCGAAGGTGTTTGCCGCCATGCGCACGCAGCACGCGCGAAGAGGCAAGCCGTTACCCGGGCGCCCGCAGATCATTTGCGTTCGCTTCAGCATACGCGAGCCAGATCGCTTTTCGAATTATGCCAAATGCGCGATTGACCGGCTGTTGCCTGGCGTAGTAAAGAAAGTTGGCAATCAGAGGTTTCTCGACGGGAGCAAGCATCTGAACTTCATTGAAGATGATTCCGTGCAGCATGTGGACGAATTTCAGCTCTGGTGGCCTGTGAGTAGGCGAGCCGACGAGGTGGTCGTGATTAAGGTCTACAGTGGACAGGGAGAAGCAGCATGAAACTCACGAAAAAAGAAGCACAGCTCGAAGCAGCGCGCGGCGCAGTGTGGACGGCGCTTTGGCAGGTTCCGCGGTACCAGGCGATCCACGAACTAAAAACCCGCGTGTTCACCCGGTGGGACCACACGGAAGCGCGCGCGGGAAACCCCCGCTATACGTCCCGCCTGCCAGCGCTCCAAGCGCGACTGGATCGGCTGAGGCGCGCGATGATCGCCATGGAGGAAAGGGCGTTCAGTGCAGCAGGGATCAGGTACTAACAGGGGAGAAGCAGCATGATTGACGAAAAGATGATGGCGAGATTCTTCAGCAAGGTCGACAAGAATGGTGTCGCACGCGCGAGCATCTCGGACGTTCTCTCACGGAAACGCTGGCGCCATGTCGCCTGACCGTTGTTGCTCCACGCGATGTGACTGCGATATCTGCTTGGGCGCGCCAGTCGTGAGCGCCAAAGAAGAAGCTCGGCATCGAGCCAACGTTCGCTGCGAACACGGCTTCCTTCGCTCGGCCGGCTGTGTCGTAGTTAGCTGTTCGCATTGGGACGGAATCCGCGACTCAGACAATCAGCAAATGAAGATGCGCGGCTTCCGCACAACTCAACGAAAGCGAGAGATGACATGAACGCTAAAATAATCGACATCGAGGAGGTGAAAGCCAAACGTATGGCGGCGCTACGCGTGGAGCGCCTGGCGGACATTTTCAGCATCGATGTTGTCTCGGGTCGCATCCACATTGATGGCACGATCGAAGAGGTGAGCCGTGCTCTGGCGACAGGTCAAATAAATGAAGCACTCTGGGTTGCGGAGGCGGCGCTGTGACCAAGGTCAAGAAGTGCACGCTGCTCTGCCACTGCTTCGCCTGCCTAAACGGTGTCGCCTGGCAGCGCGATCCGAAGGCTGAGCTGCGCACCAAGGCCGAGCGAAGCCGGCGACGAAACAAGAAAAAGCTTGAATCAACCAAGGCGCAGGTGACTGCATGAGCCCGTTCGGAAAAAAGCTGAAGGAGCGAATGCTTGACACGATGCCGCCCGGCTACGCATTCCAGCTAGCGCTGCGCAACCTGTTCGAGGTGGCGAAGCGCGAGAACTGGCCGATTGAATCTATTGCGTTCAACACGGGCAAGGCGACGTGCGTAATTGAGTCGTTCGAGATTGCGGGCGTGACAGTCACGACACGCGCGCGCGCTGGGTTGGCGCAGTTGCTCACCGGTGATCGGGAGATGCGCAATGCAGGCAACACAAAGAGAAATGGAGAAAAGTAGATGACGACTTGGCGAAAACTAATCAGCGAGACAATGGCAGAATGCGAAGACGGATGGGAGAATCTGGAGTCGCATGCCCCGCCAACAAACGAATGGCTGGATGAGGAGTTCGATGACAATTACGGCAGGGAGGAGGGTTGCCCGTTCACGCTGTGGACTCGTGGTCGCGTATATTTCCCGGCCTGCTATGACGGGGCTGAGTGGGTCGCATCCGTGGCGAGAAACTCCAACGGCGTACCTACGTACCACATCGGCGGAGGTTAGATCGTGCAGACTGAGCGCTGGGTTCGCACGAAACTAGGACTGACCGCGGTGGCGCTAGGCGTCGTGCGAGGCCGGCAATCGGCGCGAAAGGTTCAGGCGCCTCGGGAGGTCCCAATGGCCTCGCCCTGGAGTCGCAATCTGACGGCGGAAGTTATTCAAGAGTTCCGAGAGGCTCAACGTAGAAAATGACATCAACAATCACAGAAAAGTTTATCACGAGCGCGAAAGAGATCGCGAGAGCGCGCGCGAACAAAAGGTGTGCTCACGGCATGCTGGAATCGGCCAAATGCGTCATCACGACATGCGAATTCTGGGACGGGAAGAAAATCACCGATCATTCGTCCGAGCTGACTCGCGGCCTGAGCTCGGGGCGCAAGGGCGGCAAGCATGGCGCGTGACAAGTTAACCGCGGAAGCGAAAGCCAAGGAGGCAGCGGACAGAGAGGCTACGCTTACGCGGCTCGGCGGACGTAGCGGTCACTGCTACTCGCTACGCGAGGTCGCCAAGGCGCTTGGGGTTACTCACCAGAGAGTTGAACAAATCGAGCGGAACGCGCTTCGGAAACTGAAGGAGCTGTTTGAGCGAGGCGGGCGGTGACGAGCACGGCCAGTAAGCCCATCCCTCTTGGGCGCTCCGGGCGAATCGTTATCGACGTCGGCGGCGAAAGAATCGCGGTCGAGGTCTGCGCGGAAGACACAGATGCGTCGATAGCAATCAAATTGATGGCTGCAATCGATGCGCACGTAGTCAGCGAGTGGGAAAACGCGCAGAAATAGGGCCCTTGGTGAGAAATCGACAGGCCCACTGAAATAGAGGCTTGACCCGTACGAGGAATGCCGTACAGTACCAATATGAACAACGCAGCAAACAACATGGTCCTGATCACCGGCAACACCTACCCCGTCAAGGACCAGCTCCGCGCACTTGGCGGCCGCTGGAACGCGGGCCGAATCGGGTGGGAAGTGCCTGCAGCACGGGAAGCGGACGCGCGCTGCCTGGTAGCTGGCGCGGGCCCGAAAACAGCGGCGCCCTCTCTTGGCCGCGCTAGCCGCGCAACGGGCCGCGTACGTGCGTGGCGCCCGTGCGGCTACCCCGGATGTAACAGCAGTTATTGCGACGATTGCGACGGCTTGGGCGGTGGCCGTGATAGCTTTTACGGCCGCTAAATTTCACCCTCACCCTCACCAACTCAAGGAGCAACGAACATGATCAACCATCAAATTCAAGCACAGCTAGTCGACATGGTCTTTGGACCCGGCGTGAGCCCGGATGACATTATCGGGTGTGCTGAGAGGGCGCGCATGACGCCTCAGGCGTACATTGGCGAGGCACTCCGAGTGGCAATCGAGCAAGGGGCGCGGAACGAAGAAGCGGGCGCGCTGGTTCTGGAAGACGAAAATGCCCAGCACACCATTTGCGACTTCGCGGGCGTGGTGGACGGGTGAGCAGCCGTTCATTCCCGTTCACGATTCGTGGCCACTCGCTGAGGCGGGCGCGCATTCGGGCGGCAAAGGGACAGGCGAATGACGCTCGTTAAAGATCTTACTGCGGTACTTGTTCAATTCCTCGATCGCCCGATCACGCCACAAACGTACAGGGAGCTCGAAGGCGCGTGCTATCCGGTGCTCCACGCCCACGGTTTGTTCAGTTGGCGCCCCGTCGTCGTAAATCCGGATGAATGTGCGTTTGTCGTCGTCTCTACAACAAGAGGTCCCATCCACTGGGATCTAACGCCGCACCGACACTCAAACATGTTATTCGTGCTCCTCGAATCTCCCGAAGGTTTGTTTTTCGAGGCTCACAACGTGGTGGACGGGTGACTAGCAAATTCACACTTTCGAACGGGAGTCGCGTCGGCAGACTGTCGCTCAAGATTATCAAGGTGGGCGACGTCGAGGTTGATCACGCCTGGCGAGACGGCAACGGCGTCACGGTACTGGTCGTCGACCTGGGGAGCGGGCATTTCCTGAGACTTCAGGAGCTTGAGCAGGAGGAGCTTGCCTCGCTCAGCCAACTCTACAACTGGGACCCGGAGTCGCTTGCCGCGGCAAAACGGAGAGTCGATCTGTGCCCAAGACGTTAACCGAGGTGCGGGCTCAATTCGCCAAGGGCAAACGCAGCGATCTGGATAGCGCGATATGCGTTAGCTGGGCGGCTGCGCTGGACTCGGTGCTTGCCCGCCCGCCGATTGACCTCGTAGGTCGCGGTTGCGGTGATCACTCGTGTCGCGTTGAGCCGGCGCGGGGCATGGCGACTAACGGTGGATGTCGGTGCGATCACCAGGCGCTAAGTCTGGCGCTGAGTGCCTGGCGCGCTGAGGCTACGCGGCTCACTGCGCTTATCGACAGCCTAGATTTACACATTTGAAAGGCGAAGAATGCACATCAGGCAAATAATTCAGAAGCTTGCAGAGCTTGAGACTCCCGAGGAACGCGAGGCAACGGCGCGCGCGATGTTGGAACCCGGGTTTGCGAAGATGGTAGCTGACTGGGCGTTCGTCGACCCGGAGTCCGACACGCCCGAGATCGACCACTCGGAATACGTGACCACTGAGATCAGTCAGGCTCACCGGGACCGCCTAGCCGGGTACTCCGCGGGCGGCTTACCACCAAAGTTCACCGTTCGATGCGCCGGGCCAATGCAGAGATGATGGGGATTCTGGAGGGGCGGCTGCGACAACCCGACCTAGCGGTTACCCCGCTGTGATTCCTGTTGACAATGAGATTGGAGGTGAGTAATGAGGTGAGCCTAAGGTGCCTCCGGTGGAGAGGCGCATCAGGGCAGGCATGGCCTGGCCGGGCGGAGTTTGGCTGGGCATGGCAAGGCAGGGTTTGGCAGGCGGGGTAAACAAACAATCCCCGGTGTCGGCGATAGCTCACGGGCTGGCGCCGGGGGCTGACTAGGAAAGCGCGAATGAAAAAACTGAAGCCGTATCCGTTCCAAACGAAAGCCATCAGCGCCGTGCGCGCGTACTGGAAGCGCGGCGCCAAGAGCGTGTGCCTGGTCTGCCCGACGGGCGGCGGCAAGACGTTCATGGGTGTTGTCCTGGTGGGGAAGTCTAAGACCCTTTGGGTGGCTCACCGCGAAGAGCTCGTGCACCAGGCCGTGAAGGCGCTGTCCGATGAGTACGGGAAGGACGCCGTCGGGTATGTGATGGCCGGAAAGCCATTCAGGCCTGAGGCGAGGATCCAGGTCGGAACGATTCAAACCTTGCTTGCGCGCGGCAAGTTTCCCGAGGCTGAATTGCTGGTGCTCGATGAATGTCATCATTATCTTGCAAAGGAGTGGCGACAGCTTCATCGACTGCTAAGCGGACTCCGTAGAACTCTTGGCTTGACCGCTACCCCTTCTCGTGGGGACGGGAAAGCGCTCGGTGATATTTTTCAGGCGATGGTGCCCGCGGCTCAGCCTCAGGCGTTGATCCCATGGCTGCTTGTCCCGGCCGAGGTGTTCACGCCGGAGCGAAGGCACGGCAGCGATCTGGCCCAGTATCCGGTGGATGCTTGGCTTGAGTACGCAGGCGACCGGCAAGGGTTCGTGTTTTGCGCTAGCGTCCTCCAGAGGGAGGGCGGTGTCGAAGGTGTGGACGCTGCCGCTCTTACGCAGCGTTTCCGCGACAACGGGATCTCGGCCGCACTCATCCATGGCAAAACGCCAAAGGGTGAGCGGCGGCGGGTAATCGACGCATTCAAGGCCGGCGAGGTAAAGGCTCTAGTGAACTGCAACGTGCTAACCGAGGGCTTCAATGTTCCCGAAGCGGGCGTCTGTATGCTCGTGCGCAACTTCAGGCATCCCGGCGCTTTCATTCAGGCGACGGGCCGTGTGTTACGAAAAGCTCGTGGCAAAAAGGCGGCAACGATCATAGATCTCAGCGGCTGCGTGCTGAAGCACGGGTCGCCTACCGATACCCGCAAGTACTCGCTGAAGGGAAAGCCGATTCGCCACGGAGGTGGTGCCGGCCCCGTCCCCGGGCAAACAAAAGAGCAGGCGATTACCGGCGAGCGGCTGATCAAGATCGAAGATCAGTACATCCGGAGGAAGAAGGCGAAGATGGCCGCGTACAGCGCCGCGCGCAACGCGAGCCCGGAGGGGAAGGCGTACAACGCCGCGCGCCACGCGAGCCCGGAGCGGAAGGCGAAGCAGGCTGCGTACTACGCGAGCCCGGAGGGGAAGGCGTACAGCGCCGCGCGCAACGCGAGCCCGGAGGCGAAGGCGAAGCAGGCTGCGTACAGGGCGAGCCCGGAGGGGAAGGCGAAGATGGCTGCGTACAAGGCGAGCCCGGAGGTGAAGGCGAAGCAGGCCGCGTACAGCGCCGCGTACTACGCCGCGTACAAGGCGAAGAAAGCGAGCGATGCCGGATGAATAGGCGACATTTACAGGCCGCCCTTTGTCGCCATTTCCTTCCGGCGCAGCCCGAGGCACGCAGGGAGGCTCAGTCAGCGACTGGACTCGAGATTCTCTGTCGCGAATGGCCGGTATCAGGCCAATGTGACAGGAAGGGCTATCCTGTTTCCGTTTGTTCCCAAACTTATTGGGTTCGAGGCTGTGAGGCCTAAGGCAGACAAAGAAAAACCCCGATAGCCGAAGCCGTCAGGGCTCTCTTTAGCCGGAGCGCTTTGAACACGGAGGCTATATGCAAATTCAAGAAAGCTCTAGTCAAAAAAGCAAACGACCAAGCCCGCTTCACTGGCGAGACGACGAGGATCTCCTCTGGTTTTTCGAGGAAGGCGCCGATCTGATTCAGCGCTCAAGCCTCGGTCATCAGTTGGAGTCGCTCCGAGATAACGTTAGAATTGTTGGCATCCCAAACAGCGATCCGGGCTGGAACGTCGACTTCGGTCGCTTCACGGACTCGGCAAAAGCATCCAGGGTCTGGCGCCGGCTTCAAGCGAGCCGAGAGCACTACGTCTGGGCGCCGCTGGTGCTCAGCCAATACTACGCACCCACGAGCGTCTCTTTCCCGGGCGACCGCCTGCTCTCGCTCTTTCCGCTGACCAGCGCGGCGAGCTTCGGGCTCATTCAGGAGGTCCAAGGCAAGGGTGAGGGCCTGTCATGCCGGTGGCCTCGCCCGAGAGCCATTCCCTCCGGCGCCTCGCCTCGGGCGAATCTGGACAGCCTGCTCAGCCTAGAGAGCCAGTCACGCGCAGCCTATCGACCCATTCGACGCGAAGCCCAGACCATGCTGGACCGGACCACGGAGGCCTGGCGTGCCGCGCGGAATTAAGCTCGACCGTTCGCTGAGCCTGACCGAGGTCGCTGACTTGCTCCAACTGAAGCACTCCAGCCAAGCCAGGCGGCGTGAGCACGTGATGCGACTGTTTCGAAGGCTCGAACGCAACCAAAACAAGCAGTTTCTGCACAGCCACTCACCCAGAGGGAAGCTCTTCGTTCGACTCTCCGCAATCGAGGAGCTCCACCGCTGGCATCCCGGCGGCTCGCAGCAACTGAGGCGCGACCTGGACGACCTTTCGGTCGAGGTACGCCACCTCGGCAAGAAGCAGAATGCCCACGGTGCGCGCCTTCGACAGTTAGAACGCTTCAAGATAGCAACTGCGCAGTATTTGGCTGAGATTGGCTCAGTTATGGCTGACGAGTAAGGCATTCTGACGCAATTCTGACGCGCTTTCGCTCTAGTCCCTATAGGCCCGTGTAACACCACTGCCCCCGGCTGCCAGGCCCCACCAGGTCTGCGCATGTGGGAGTGCATTGCTGCTACCCATCGGGCCCACACAAATCCGTGGCAACTGTCGAGCGCCCCTCGCTGTTAACCACACACCCAATCATTGACGCGCAGGGAAGCAGTCATGACCAAGATGTTTAAACGTGTAGGGAATTGTAGTTCAGCAAAAGGCGCTCATTGTGGGTGCTGATACCAAGCTATCGAAATCGCACACACGCGCGCCAGAAGAGGTCGCAGCTGTCTGGGTTGACGTCGACCAGCTAAAAGTCTGGGCGAGCAACCCTCGCAAAAACGACGTTGCTGCCCAGAAGCTAGCACCCCTGATTAAGCGCTTCGGCTTCGGTTCTCCCATTATTGCCCGCAAGGCTGATGGTGAGATCATCGCAGGCCACACCCGCTTGAAGGCTGCGCAGATCTTGGGGCTGACCCAGGTGCCCGTGCGGTACATGGATCTTGACCCCGCCGAGGCTCACCTGATGGCGCTTGCGGACAATCGCGTCGGCGAGGTCGCCGAGTGGGACGACAAGCTGTTAACCACCGAGCTTGGCGCTTTCAGCTTTGAAGACATTGAGCTGGCCGGCTGGACCCAGAAGGACCTAGACCAGCTCGGCGAAGACTTCGCTAGCGCTACGCCTCCGGATGATTTCAAAGAAGCAGATGAGGACTTGCCCACCAACTGCGCCTGCCCGAAGTGTGGCTACGCCTGGAGCGCTAGCAAGTGAGGTTGGCCGCCCGGGCCGTAGCCAAGCAGCCATACCGCGTTCCTCTGATGTCCGAGATCGTTGCTCTGCCCTGGAACGGGCGCAAGGTCGTCAGCCTGTTCGCGGGCTGCGGAGGAAGCTCTACCGGCTACCGAATGGCAGGGTTCAAAGTCTTGTGGGCTAATGAGTTTATCCCCGCAGCACGGGCCTGCTACTTAGCCAACTGCTCCCCATCTACAATTTTAGACGCGCGCGACGTGCGCGAGGTCACGGCCGACGACATTCTAAACTCGACATCGCTCAAGGTTGGCGAGCTTGACGTTTTGGACGGATCCCCGCCCTGCTCGGCCTTTTCTTCGCTATCAAAGATACGGGAAGACGGCTGGGGCAAGGTCAAGGCCTATTCCGGGACCGAGCAGCGCGTTGACGATCTGTTTTTCGAATTCACACGAATTCTCGAAGGGCTTCAGCCCCGAGCATTTGTAGCCGAGAACGTCGCTGGCTTGATAAAGGGCGCCGCTAAGGGTTACTTCTTTGAGATACTTAAACGCCTCAAAGGCTGCGGCTATCGCGTAACCTGTAAGGTTCTTGAGGCTCAGTGGCTCGGGGTGCCCCAAACGCGGAAGCGCACGATATTCGTCGGGGTCAGGAACGATCTAAACATCGAACCGGTACACCCGAAGCCTAGACCTTATCAGTATACGGTAGGCGAGGCGCTCGCGAGTCTACCGCCGCCGGAGGAGCCATATAAGCTAATCCCCGGCTGGCGGCAGAGGAACCTGACGGGCTTCCATATGTGCCTAATCAACGCGAACGCGCCAAGCGGGACAATTACGACGCTCGCTAAAGACTTCGGCATCAGGCTTGAAGGCAGTCAGCTTTATCGGAAGCCAACGATCCCGGAGGTTAAGCGAATCTGCGGATTCCCTGACGATTTCGTGCTGCTCGGCAGTTACGAAAAACAATTCGAGCGACTTGGCCGAGCCGTGCCGCCGCTTATGATGCGGGCCGTAGCTGAGACCTTGCGCGACGAGGTCTTGCGTTGAAGATCCCGCAGCATTGGACGTTCAAGACCGCGGAGGTCGCTGCCGGGTTTGATGAGCACGTGCGCGAGCAGCTGCCCTGGTATGACCTCGCTACCGAGTTCTGTTCGCACATTGCCGCTCACTACATTCCCGAACGCGGACTGGTCTATGACATTGGGGCGTCAACCGGAAACATTACACGCGCGCTACGGAGCACGCTTGAGGCGCAGAACGCTAGGGCGGTCTCAATTGACCCTAGCTCCGAGATGCTCGCCAACTTTCGCGGCTATGGCGACTTTGAAGTCGCCGACGCGCAGAGATTCGAATACGCGCAATTCGATGTAGCCATCCTGTTTTTGAGCCTAATGTTCATCCCGGTATCGGCACGCGTGCCACTTTTGCAACGCCTTCGGACTCTTGCTAGGCCGGGCGGGGCTATTATAGTTTTCGACAAAACCCTGCCGAGCAGAGGGCAGCTGGGAACCGCGAACGCACGTTTTGGCGCACTCAAGAAAATCCAAGCCGGCGCGACCGCGGAAAAACTTTATCAAAAGGACATGAGCCTAATCGGTGTTCAGCGACCGATAGCCCTGGCCTCGCTGCCGAACGCTCAAGAAATCTTCCGCTTCGGTGACTTCGTTGGGCTTATCGAGGAGATCCCGGAGACTCAATGAACCGCAAAAAGCTAACGCCTGAACTTGAGGCATCTATCCTCGCGACAATGCGGCTAGGCGCCCCTAGGGAGCACGCTTGCGCGGCTGTTGGTATTACATCGGCCACGCTTCGAAGCTGGCTCCACAGCGCATCAGAGGGCGACGAATTCTATACAGCCTTCGCTGACCGCTTTCTCAAGGAGGAGGCCGACTACGCGCGCAAGCTCGTGGCGAGCATCACGAAGGCCGGCACCAACGATTGGAAGGCCCACGCTTGGATTCTTGAGCGACGCTTCAAGAAAGAGTGGGGGGCGACGCAGCAGGTCGAGCACTCGGGGCAGATAGATACGGCCATCACCCACGCAACCCCGGAGCAAGCCGCTAATGCCATCCGTGCAGCCTTTGGACAGCACGCTGCCGTCCAGGTTGATCCCGCACCGAGCGACGATTGAGCGCTACCGGGACGCGCTAAACTCTCAGGGCAAGACGCGTGACTACAGCGCGCTCGTCGCCTGGCTGTCGACCTTCTACGCCTATCAGCTCGAATGGATTCTTGAGCCCGCCCGCAAGGCGGTAGTTAACAAGAGCCGTCAGATCGGCATCAGCCATTCAACCGCCGCGGTAGGGCTCCTCTGGGGAGTCTTTCATGGCGAACACACCACGATCATTTCTAGAGGCCAGCTTGAGTCGAGCGAAGTGCTCGAGATGGCGGCCACGCATCGCAGGGTGCTTGAGGAGCTCGGCTGCTCCCTTGCCGCCAAGGATAGGAGAGACAGTGCACGATCTGTGGACTTCGTTTCTGGCGGGCGCATGTTGGCGCTTCCGAGCTCAGGCGGCCGAGGATTTGCTGGCAACCTGTTCCTTGATGAGTTCGCTTACCACGACCATCCGGATAAGGTCTGGGACGCAACGATGCCCTCCACTTCGCTCGGCAACTTCCGAGCTCGCGTAGCTTCGACGCCCAACGGAGTCGGCAACAAGTTTCACCTTCTGTGCACGGATGCCAAGGCTGGCTCCGGCTGGAAGCACCACGAGATTCCGCTACAACGCGCCCTCGATGATGGGTTCCGCGTCGACATGGTCGAACTTTGGACCAACGCGCTCAATGACCCGCGGTTGTTTAGTCAGCTGTACGAGTGCTCGTTTCTCGATGGCGCTCTGCAATACATCCCGACCGAGCTAGTCACCGATTCGCTCGCGGAAGACCTCGGCACGAGCGGGGCAGGCAACCTGTACGGAGGCCTGGACATCGGCAAAGAAGTCGACCTGAGCGTGCTCTACACGGTGCGACGGGTCGGCAAAGTCTGTTGGACTCACTCGGTTGAGGTGATGAAACGCACAGACTCCGACGAGCTCGAGGCCATGGTCGACCGGGCATTCAAGTCCGGCGTCACCAAGCTTGCGGTTGACGCGACCGGCATGGGCACGTTCCCGGCCGACCGGATGCGCAAGAAGCACGGGCACTATCGGGTCTCCCCCGTTGTGTTCACTTTGCAGAAAAAGGCCGAGCTTGCCACCAGGCTCTACACAGCTTTCGCGGAACGCGGCATCAAGCTAGCGTCCGCAGACCACTGCCTCCAGCAATCAAACCCACCACCCGGCATCGCGCTCGCTATTCGCAACGACGTTTGCTCGATTCAGCGAATCGTCACCAGCTCCAATAACGTCACTTACGACGCGCCACGCACTCGAGAAGGCCACGCAGACCGTGCATGGGCGTTGGCTCTAGCGCTCGAAGCAGCGGCGGGCGAGCAACCACGCGGATTCGTTCCCAGCTAAGTTTTCTCCTCCCCGATGCCCACCATTCAGCAACTCAATAGGCGCCATCCCGGCGTTAACCTAGAGCAGCTGAAGGACCTGCGTGCGCTCTACGCTGGCGGTGAATCGTTCGAGGCTCGGCTCGGCCGCTTTCTGCCGAGTCGCCCGCATGAGCCCGGTAACTTCTACGAGTTGCGGGTCAAGGAATACACCTACCGCAACTACGTGAGCCCTATCGTGGGCTTCTTTACCGCGCTGCTTTTCAGCTCGCGCCCTAACGCTGTCGCTAGCCAAAAGGCGGACAAGGCCGTCAAGAGCGACGGCTCAGCGGTTCCCGCGGGCGACGCGGCCGTCTTCGAGGCCCCGCCATTCTATTCCGAGCTTCGTGAGGACTGCGACCGCACGGGCCGCGACCTCGATGCGTTGTTCAAGAGCACGCTCACCGACGCCATGGTTGCGGGCTACGCCTGGGTGCGCCTGCATCACGCCGGCACCGGCGATGAGCAACCGGCGAACATGGCGCAGCATGAGGCGCTCGGCCTTGACCGCGTTTGGCTCTCCAGCGTCAAGCACGAGCAGCTCCTCGATTGGGACACGGACGAGACAGGCAACCTGGCTTGGGCGCTGGTGTTCAGCTCCCAGCGACACCGCGAGAGCCTCGATTCAAGTCACGACCTAATCACCGAGACATGGGATCACATCCAGGCTGACAGGGTCGACGTCTATCAGATCACGTACCGCTCGGACAGGCGTCCAACGGCCGAAGATAACGTGCCGCTCGTTAGTTCGACGCCACATCGCTTCGGCGCCGTGCCGCTCGTTTGCTTGGAGTTACCGAGCGAGCTCTGGCTGGCATCGCACCTCAAGACGCCGCAGCTGGCGCACTTTCGACTTTCCAACGCGCAACAGTGGGGACTCTTCACGACCTGCTACGCGCAGCCGCTGTACAAGCTGCTCGACATGACTAACCCGCCTCGCATGGGCGCTGGCTACGGTCTGATGTTAGGCGCCGAAGAGTCCGTTGAGTGGTTGTCGCCGCCGACCGCGCCATATGCCGCGCTTGGTGATGCCATCAAAGAGCACAAGGATGAAATCTTCCGGGTCGCACACACGATGGCGCTCGGAGTCGAGAACAACGCCGCCTCCGTAGGGCGCAGCGGAGAGAGCAAGGCCGCCGACGCTGAGGCAACGCGGGTTGTTCTGCTCTCGTTCTCGCGGCTCGTCAAAGAGGCAATCGAGAAGACCTACCAGCTAATCAGCGCCGCACGCGGCGACAAGTTAACATGGTCAATCGAGGGCCTAGACGACTTCGCAGCGGCTGACATCAGCGGCCTGGTCGACACTCTCGAGGTGGTTGAGAAGACGGGCGGTATCCCGTCCGACACGTTCAACACGCAGATGAAAACGCGCCTCGCCGAGAGCCTCTTGCCCGACATGGACGAGGCCACCAAGCAGATTGTGCGCGAAGAGATCAAGGCCGGCATTGCCGAGGCCAAGCTCAAGGAGGCGAAGGCCGAGAAAGAGCAGGCCGACATGATGAAGGCAGCGCTGAACAAGCCCAAGGACGGTCCGGGCGGCTCTGGCGACAAGAAACCCTTTGGTCCCCCTGGCGGCATTAAGCCCCGACCCAACATGCCCTTTTGAGTCCTATGAAAACCGCACGACGCACGAAAACCTATGCCGCCGCCGACGTTGCGAAGGTCAACGGGATCAAGACCTCGATTGCCACGGTGGCCGCGCCTATCACGTATCTGAAGGCGACCGATTTCAACGGGACAGCGATCGGCGCCACCACGGGCGTACTTGATTTGCCACGCACCGTTACTATCTCGCTCTCCAGCAGCGTGGGCGCCTACGTTGCGTCCGCTATCACGCTAACGGGTAAGCGCGGTGGCGCAACCGTAACCGAGACGCTGACGCCTCCCGATGCGAACGGAAACACCATTCTGCGCGGTACCCAAGCCTTCGACATTCTCGACTCCGTCGCGTTCCCGGCTCAGGTCAGCACGGCCGGCGCTTTTCAGATCGGCGTACAGGACATCTGCGCTCCGTTTGCTGACAAGTTTGAGGGCGTGGAAATCGCAGCAGCCGGCACCATCAATGTGCAGTACGGCGAAGGCTCGCAAGCCATAGCGGACGCTGTGCCTGTCGCGGCTGCGCTCGTGGGTACGCCGAAGCGCTTGGGCGCGAGTCGCATCCTGACCAGCACCGCGCTTGCTGTGCCGACAACGGCCGGCGTCACCGTCTATCTAGCTTAACTCAACCCATTCAAAGTTCCGAAACGGCCACCGAAGTCACGGCCCCAACAGTGACTTAGCAGCGACGATGCAACGCTGAACCAATTGCATAGCACCGGCCAACACTGGCCAAAGGTGAACGACAATGCCATCCGAAAACGAGTCTCCGGACACGAACACGCCCAAATACATCACCGCGGAGGAAGTAGCTGCGATGGTGACCGGCGCAATTACCGCGCACAGCAAGAAGCTCCAGAAGGAACTAACGGCATCAATCGAGGGCCTCAAGCTCGATGAGAAGATCGCCAACGCGCTCAAGGCAGCAGTGCCTACCGAAGCGCCCGAAGGCGAGCACAAGCCACGCACTGTTGACCCGCGCCTAGTCGCGCTGGAAGACAAGGCAAAGCAGCTCGAAGCCAGCCTGGCGAAGAGCGAGCAGGCACGCTCGGAGGCCGTGCAGCGTAGTCGCGACGAGTCAGCCCGAAGCGCTCTCAAAGCAGCTCTAAGCGCAGGCGTAGCGCCCGGAGCCACCGACATGGCAGCCAAGCTCCTGTTCGACGCTGAGAAACGCATCGGCTTCGACGAGGACGGCACGCCGTTCTTTCGCACCCGACGATCACCAGGTCACGGCATGCCCGAGGAAGACATGCAGATGCCTTTAGCGGACGGTGTGAAGCATTGGCTGCAATCCGACGACGCGAAGATCTTCGTGCCGGCCCCTGCCCCTGCGCCCGGTGCCAACCGCGGCCAAGCGCCACGACAGCTCACTCGCGGGAGTGACGGGATGCCTCGATACGAGCAGCCCGCGACGACCGACAATGAAAAAGCCCACCGAGCCATCGAGCGCGAAAGTGCTCTGAAAGCTCGATTCAATCTCTAACCCAACGCACCGCCCGCGGTGCCCATAAAGCCCCCCCGCGGGCAGAAAAAGAAGGCCCAACATGGCTGATGCTCCCCAGACCCTATCACTCGTAGTTAACGCCCAAGAGTATCGCAGCGACGTTATTCGGCAGATCAACCGCCGAGTGACTCTGCTTAAACTGCTTAAGATTGTCCCCGGCGCTGGCAAAAACGTTGCCTGGGTTGCCGAGGGCAGCGGCTCAATCGCAGAGAATCACATCGACGGCGCAGTAGCGGCCAACTTCGGCAGCGACTCGCAGAACGATGCGATCCTGTCGTGGGGTCTCTATCGAGCCAACTTCCACATCACCAAGCTCGCCATGGACGCTTCCGCCGGAGCTTCTAGCCCCGAGGGTAATCGCAATCTGTGGGCACGCAACCAGGTTAACGCTTCCGCGACGCTCGCCGATCTCCTGGAGCAGGCGATGTTCACCGGAGCCGGCACCGGCACCACCATTGCTGGGCTTGACGTCGCCATCGGTGACAACAGCAACACCTACGCCACCATCGACAAGACCGCTGACACCTATTGGCAGTCAACTGTGGTCGACCCGGGCGCCCTAACCGCTCCGACGATTGCACAGATTCGAAGTGACATCGGCGCAATCGGCGATGCATCGGGCGAAGCTCCGGATGTTGCCGTTTGCAGCACCGCGGTGTTCAACGCTGTAGCCAACCTGTTCGACGCCAACCGTCGCTACACCATGATGAACACCTCCCGTGGTCAAATCATGTTGGACGCCGGCTTCGAAGGCATCGAGGTTGATGGTTGCATGTTCGTCAAGGCCTACAGGGCCACGGTGAACCGCATCTACTACCTCAACACCGCGAACGTGCACATCGAATACCTGCCCGACAGCTCAATGCCTCCCGAGGTCTACAACCAAGTGGTTGCGGATGACGGTTATGGCTCCGTGCCGTTTGGTTTCAGCTACTCGATGCTTGCGAAGCTCGGCCCGGCCGACCGCGCGCAGGTGCTCTCGACGATGCAGCTTGTGGTCAAGAAGCCCAAGAGCTGCGGCGTCCGCAAGAACGTCCAAGTCTAATCCGAAAGGTTGACTGAGCATGGCTTTCAAAACTCGCAAAACTCCTGACGCGATGATGTTCGCTCTCGTAGCGGCTCACAATCAGCGCATCGCCGAGGGTATCAGCACGTTTTTCCACTTGGATAAAACGTCCACATCTAACTCGGCCGACTACACAGCACCCACCACCGTGGCTCTCACTGTGACGGCGGCGGCGTCAACCGACCTGGCAACATCCGTTGCTCTGGTTAACAACGCCAAGACGGTGCTAAATCTGCACTTCGCAGACACGGTCGCTCATGATTCAGCAGTCTCGGCGCAAGTCGCGACGGCTACCGCTACCGATCTCGCTACGGGTATCACGTTGGCCAACGCTCTCAAGGCGGCGTTCAACACTCACCGCTCAGCGGCGTCGGTGCACTTCACCGATGACGGCGCCAACGCCATCGCCGCTACTGATGCGTCAGATCAGGCATCGCTTAACACGCTGCTCACTGAGATAAAGGCAGACTTTAACCTGCACTTTGCATCGGCTCCCAGCATCGCGTTCATCGATCTCGTTTCCGCATAAACCCTCGAAAGAACCTCATGCCCACACTCTACAACCAAACTAAACGAGCCTTAAGTTTCGAGCTCGGTGCGAAGACGTTCGCTTGTGACGCATGGGGCTCTGTCGATGTCCCCGGCAAGCTGGTGGAGGTCGCTATGGCCTACGGCTTGCCTTTGGGCACGGTACCGGTAGCGCCTGAGACTCGCGCCAAGTATCAGGTGCAGGCCGAGCAAGAGGCGACGCGCGACGAGCAGCTGAGCGCACTCCGTGAACAGATTGCGGATGCGCAAGCCTCCGAGCGAGCGGCCAAGGAAAAGCTCGATGAGACTCACGAGGAACTCAGCAAGATGAACACAAAAGTTCAGGAGTCTCTTGCGAGAAACGCCGAGCTTGAGCGCTTCCTGGAGTCGGCACTCGATGACAAGAAAGCCGCCGAAGACTTGCTTGCCGACACGGCTAAGCAGGCGACGATCGCCGAAGAGCGGGCAATCAAGTCAGAAGCCGTGAATCAGAAGCGCTCTAAATAATCGGCCATGGCACTTACCGCTGCGCAGAAGAAAGACGTGCGCAAGTACCTCGGCGTAGCGTTTGGCTTTTTCGACAAGAACACGCGCCTAGAGTCAATGCTCGACAAGGTCGGCGCAGATGCAACCGACCAAGCAGAGCTGGCTCTGTGGCTCTCCGAGCTGACGCTGATTGATACGGCGTTGGCGACGACAGCGACATCAGGGTCCTATTCCTACGGGCCCCTAAAGAAGGTCGATGAGGTCGAATTTTACGACTCGGCCGGCTCGTCTGGCTCCGAATCACGGGTGAGCGCTATCGCTCGTGGGCGCATGTTGATCAAGCGCATCGCGCGAGCCCTTGGCGTTGACGAGTATCTGCCCAACGGTGACTACTTCGGTGACACTCGGGACCTATCGGTAGCGCTGAGGCTCGGCTGAGCCCTTCTGCCCAGCCGCCATTCCCGGCGGCCCTGAAGCTCTCAAGCAAGCATCACCGCATTGTCTTGGTTGGCGGTCCCCACACGGGCAAAACAACGCTAGCGCGGCAACTAGCAGCCCTGACGGGGCGGCGGTTGATTAGCTCGGACGATATTCAGCATCTGGGCTGGTCCGAGTCGTCACAACACCTCGCGGACATGATGGCGGACGCTGGCCCTTGGATAATCGAGGGCGTCCAGGCGGCGCGCGCCATGCGTAAATGGGTCGCGGTCCGTAACGACGCGCCCGCTGACTTAGTCATCTATCGCCACCAAACTTTTGGACCTCTCAAGCCCGGCCACGTCTCGATGGGCAAGGGCGTGCGGACGGTCATGCAGGAGATCCATCCGGCGCTAATTCGCGCGGGTGTTGAACTCGTCCAGGTTTAACAAATGACCCTCGCATCCGACCTCCTCAGCATCGTCAATCGCGTGCGAGCGATCCCCGGGCAGCTCGGCTTGCGGCCCTACGCGGTCACGGTATCGGTTCGCTCTCTCTCTGGCGCTTACGGCCTCGAAGGCGACGCGGGCACGGTCACCACTTCTATTCTCGAGCACGGTGGGTTCGCACCGAAGCTTCGGTTCCTGAACGATGAGCAATTAACTCTCGGCGGCATGCCGAAGGGCACCATCGAACTGGGGCCTATCACGCCGGCCTTCACGGGCGGCGGCACGCTCCTCGCTGCACTCACGGGCTCAGCGACCGAGACGGGCGAGCTTCTGCACTTCACCGTCACAGGCCCCGAGTTCCCCGCGGGCGCGCTCTATCGGCTCACGAGCGTCAAGAGTGACCAGGCGCTGCACTACACTCTGACACTGTCCCCAATCGCGGCGGACTCGTGACGGTCTCGCAAAACTCAGTCTACAAGCGCATCGGCGCTATCCAGCTGCCCCTAGACGGCGCTTCGGTCACACCGACCGGAGTTATTCCGGACCCGGCGCTAGACGCGCTCCTGGCGCTGTTTAAGGCGGCTATCAATGACGAGCTCGCTCAGGCCTGGGGGCAGGCGGCCGACGGCACACCGATGGCCGGAAAAAACCCGGTACAGGACACGCTGCCGCTAGAGCCAAGCTCCAAGGTTTTCAGCGAACGCAAGCCAGCGTTTCCGCTCCTGTCGCTCCATCGCTCGGGGCCCGCGGAGTACGCCGAACACACGCTTTGGATCGAAAAGCGCACTCAGCAATGGGAGCTCAATTATTTTCTGGACGCGCTCCGCGTCGACCATCTCCACCGGGTCTGGGCCGCGTTGACATTCGTTCCGACGATTGTCTCCTCGGTCATCCGGCATCGCGGACACAAGGCTTATCTCGCGGGCGCTTCGCAGTTTGGGCCCACCACTGGCGTTGGCGCGCTTAGCTCGATTCGTCTTATGCGGCACGAGTCAGGCACCGCCAAGTTTGCCAGCGATGAAGCATCACCGGCCTACGCGGCGTGCACGATGACTATCGAGACGGTGGAGCTCGAACACCACATCGACGGCTCGTTCCCCGACCTAGCAGGCGCTCGCTTCGACTTTGGCGTTGGCGGCACTGACGGCGTTATCCCCTCGCTCATCTACGCGGACACAGACGCGCCGGTTCAATGACAACCACCACTTCCAAGCTCAAAAACAAGCCTAAAAAGCCGGGCCTGGCTGTCATCGATTGTCGAGACCGCGACATGGATAAGGCGTGGGCCAAGTCGCTCAAAATGCAGGCGGAGCTAATCGCAAAAGACGGCATGCGCGCCTACGCGATTGTCATTCTGCACCCCGATGACACTTACTCGACATCGTGCCACACGGGCAGTCGAGCGCTCTCGCTTCTAGGCGCGCTCACCAAGCTTCAGCACCAATTGAGTCAACAGGAAGACTAGTGGACGCGATCAACATCCGCGGGCTTGTCAAGCAGCACAAGCACTTCGTTCAGCGCCTCACTCGGGCTCTTGACCTATCGCTAGAGCGGTCGACCGAGCTCGCCGAGCAGCACGTTCGGAGATACTCGAAGTTCAAGCAGCGGTCAGTTAGAAGCCTCAAAAACACGACCGAAACGCGCGTTGTTCGGACTGCCCGCGGTCGGGTGGTCAGCATCAAGTCGCCCAAGCGTTACGCGAGCTTTGTCGAGTTCGGCACTAGGCCGCACATCATACGGGCACGCAAGTCCAAGTTTCTGGTCTTCCGCGGCAGGTCGGGCGCTCTCGTCTTCCGGCGCTCCGTCAAGCACCCAGGCACCAGGCCTACACACTTTCTCTGGAACGCGACAAACGCCGCTTACCGCTTCTCGATTCAAGACATGACAGAACGGGCCGGAAGGCTCGCGAAGGAATTCTAATCCCAATGGCAAAACTCAAATTCTACGCACG